GATAGCCTCATCAATAATAAGGCTTTATGCTAGATGCATTCCGCTTTGCGACTCAACCTTTTTCACCTAAAGGATGACAAAATCACATAAATAATTTAAAAATCATAGCATTAGATTACTTAATGGTTAAATAATAGACTGCAAAACGCGACAAAACACAACATATCCAGTCACTATGAATCAACTACTTAGATGGTATTAGTGACCTGTAACAGAGAATTAGCGCAAGGTGATTTTTGTCTTCTTGCGCTAATTTTTTGTCATAAAACATGTCGCACTCCAGAGAAGCACAAAGCCTTGCAATCCAGTGCAAAGCTTTGTGTGTATCAGTTTTGTCCTGTGCGCCGGATATCAATTGGCCTGCTCCCCCGGAGGCGTAGGCCAGACGGGATTTGATGTATCAACGCGCATCAGCAAGACCCGGTATTTTTTCCATTCAGATAACGCGGCGGTTTCTTCTGCCGTCGCGATTTCCGCATCAAAAGCATCCTGTCTCCAGACTATTTCCTTATCAGCCATAGAACGCAATACCGTTCTTTTCTGTTCAGCCTGAATAATCTGTTGTTCAGCGGAGAGTGGCGGGATATCAATCCACGCAGGATTACCATTTTTATCAGCCCCCAGCGTTTTGCCTTGTGGCGCTACGCCTGTGTAAATTGCCATTGTTTCATCATCAACATCAACGCCATTTTCAGGCCATGAACCGGCGCTGATATATACCTCTTTTAGTGCTTCCGGATAGAAAGAGCCTTTATAAAATTTATTCATTCTTAATACCCCAGCGCGATAAAACAACAATCTTCGGTGCCCTCTCCGGATGGCGACCAGTTCTGAATACTGATATGCGTTCTGCTGGCAATACGCACATTCATCGCGGCATTGTAGCCAGATGTTCCACGGTTTCCGGTCGCAAACAAGCCTGCATAGGGAAAAGCAAATGGTAAGGCATATCCAGCATCAGCTCCCTTTTGTGTTGCCACCGTTCCCCACTGCAACATAAGTTTCACCGGGTTTCCTGTCGTCGCAATGCATGGAATGTAGATGTAGCCATTACCTGACATCATTGACCTGAAGCTGTCTAAATCCAGTAACTTCGAGGCATTATCTGCTCCAACATCTCGTGTTGCAGCGGTCCCTAACTGGAGCGCATTTCGGAAGGCTGATACATCAGAAATATCAGATCCATTAGCCGATTTCTGCATAGCTCCGGAGGCTTTATTTATCGTTTCTCCCAAATCAAGGTATGTGAGAATGTCTGCAATAGTATTTTTCCCGATAATGTCACGGCCTACAGAAGTTAAATCAGTCTGCGCTGCTGTATCATTTCCAGTGAAATACGGGAGTTTATTTGCACCGGTTTCGAGCCCAGCCAATGCCGTCAGCGTGGCATCAAGGGCCTGGAAATCCTTCCCAAAAGCGGTTCCCATTTTGGAGATAAACCCGTTCAGGTCACCATCATCAAGCACGTCCAGCCCACTTTTGTTGGCTGTGTACTGCGCAAGCGCTGCCGCAATAAAGCTGGCCTGTCGAATAACCTTATTGACTTGCGCACTGGATGCTTTCCCTGCTGTAAATCCGGATAAAAGCGCAGGCAACGCTTCCCATTCCTCCTGCGACATAACATTGGCATTTCGATCCGTTGCAAACGCTTTAAAGTCATTTTTCGCCATCAGAGTAATACTCCCCATGCCCCTACATCAAAACCACTGATGAATTCGTTATCCATATCAAAACCAAAAAATTTTGAGCCTTCCGATGGGGTTTCCACCGAAGGCGTTTCAATGCCACCCGCCCACACCCCGGAGGCTTTTACTGTGAGATACCCCTGTTTAATTGCCGCAATTAACTCACGCGATACATCTGAAATATCAGTATCAGGAAAGACCCAGACCGATATCGTCATGTCCTGGTTATCGACTATCTGCATTCGCAGCCCGGATCCTGCTGTTGCAGCGTCAAGAATTGCTGGAAGCGAATCATTCCGTCCGTCCCAGTTATTAATCGCAATCTTCGCTTTAAGAATGACACGATAAGTTTCATCGCTGAGATACATGTATCCGGAATCAGGATCATATGGCCCCTGCCATACCCCCTGATCATATCCAATCCAGTCGGTATCCCAGCTGAAATAGACACCTGAGATAGGCTGGCTGACAACACGGCTACGTCCGATCCACAATCCCAGAATGTCAAGTTGCACACCAACCGCAGAGTCAATATCAAATGCAGTAATCAGCCCTCTGGTGGCCGCCGCAACATCAATAAGCGGACGGGTCATCAGATCAACATGTGCAAGAAATTTAGGTTTGGTGGCGTGATAGTTTGTGATTAGTTCGGTGTATTTGCTCATGACTCCACCGTTATAACGATATTTCCCGGGGTACAGGACGCAGATTCGTTGTATCTGATATCAATGTTTGATGACGACAAAGCCCCCGGGGATTTCCCAATCGTCAGTTCCTGAATATCGTAATAGCGTGCATTCCCGCCACTCACCACGCCAAGATTCGCCGGTGAGTAAATGCGACTTAAAAGGACTGAATCACCAATCGTCAGACTATTGATATAGTCGGAAATAGCCTGCTGGATCTGCTGCCCTATCTGTGAGGTATAACCCGTAAAAACTTTTAATTTGATCCGGGCATAAACAGGTACATCACTGGAACGCGAGAACTTGATTACATGGGGATTGCCGTATTTATCCGGAACCATAACGGATGTTGTACCGTGAGTGGCTGTCCCCTGACCTTTATTCCCTCTGATAGCCTGAGCAATATCCGTCACATCACCGCCATCCACAATTACAGCAACAGAGTGTGGTGGTAACCCGTTACCGTCCTCCGAACCAGTATCGTTTTCATAGAGTTTGTGGCGGGTTACACCGGTAACATTAGAAACAGCACCATCCAGTGCTTCAAATGGGGTTATTGATGGCAACGCAACACTTTGCGACTGACGGATACGTAACTCCGCGTCAGTTTCTGCCGGAGTGCCCACAGTAGCCGCAGCAGGATTAGTTACCGAAACCCAGCCACGGGTTGGCGTATTAATTTCAGTGATAGTTCCAGCCAGCGCCGCCACTGCACCACTGACGGAACATGTTGCGGTCGCCATCACTGTACCATCCACGCCGACCACTACTGAAGCAGGCAAACGCCATATCACATTATTACTGTCTTTCACGCTGCCATTAATGATGGTTGTTCCGGCAGTTCCTGTAAGAAGCAAATCAACCGTAGAGTTCGTCGCGCCTTTACGTGAAATACCATTTATTTTCACGTTACTGGTCAGTGCAGCCCCATAGCCGGTTGCCGGTGAAAAACAGTTGTAGACAGTTATCGCCATATTATTGGCATCATGAATCGCCAGCGCCATCAGAGCCACCATCTGGCCGTCTTTGCTGTCCGGTTCGAGGTAGGCATCACTGCCATAAATCTGCTGAAAATAGCTAATCAGGGTGCTGAGTATCGTCTGATAATCAGGCGCACTGATCCCCTCCGCGGTTACCTTTGCAGATAAACCGAGAGAATCAAGGTTCAGAGCCATTACGCCTCCGATGTAACAGTCGTTATTCCATAAAGAGTGTCGATTTCAGCGGAAAACATGACACGTCGGGTCGTGGTATCCACCGTCGTATTGAAAGAGAGGATTGATTTAACGCCCCGCGTTTCGAGGATGCGCTTACGGATCGCCAGGTTGTAGGTTTCCGGCTTCTGCTTACCGAGTACGGACTGGATCCACGGAGTCCCCTCGGTGGTGTCGAGAAACCATTGCCCATACCACAATTCGAATCGCGTTTTTACCGCCTGCGCCACGGCCTCCGGTGAGTTAATCAGCCAGGTATCATCGCCGCTGCCAAAGGTGTAATCACAGTCGGCGTCTTCGCGTCTGTATCGCATCAGTTCACCCCGTCTGTGTTGCTTCCGCCTCGCTGAACCCCGCCGTGCGTGTGCGTATCATCAATTGACTTGCCGTTAGCCTTAACGCTCCCCAAGAACTCAACAGCACCAGTGATTTTTGAAGCCACACCAGAAACAACAGACCCCACCATGCCCCCCATCCAGGTTAACAGGCCATGAATGGTTACTTTCTCAGAAAAATCAGCCAGAGGGGCAACCACATCAAGACCACCCGGAGCGACAATTTTAATTTTCCTGGTGTCAGGATTAAGCTCAAAATAGGTGCTGCCGTCGTCACTACGCAACTGTGTGGCACTGGTATTAATACCGCTAATCTTCCTCGCCTGCGACTGGGGACCGACAATACAAAACGCATCCGATAAATCATGCATTCTGTCATCGACCGGCTCCTGTATCCCGCCACTCTGCCACCAGAAATCAATACAACGATCGGCAAAAACGACAAGACACTCATCCCCGGCTTTTACCGGAAAAGTCAACGTGCAGCCTCCGCCGCGCGGGAATACCACTGGCACATCCACCAGCAGGGGTAATGTCGTCGACTGGTTGATTCCATTTGAGTCCGGCTCATAGCCTTTAATCGCAGGTTGAACAACTACCGTTACCGTGTCCGGATCAAATGACTGGACAATTCCGGGCAGAGAAACACGCAGTGCCGACATGACAGAACCAGCAAGTCTTACATCGGCCTGTTCTTTGCTACCAAGTTGAGCGCTTAAAGAAACGGGCATTCATATGTCTCCAGAAAGTAAAAAACCCAGCCAAAGCTGGGTTTTTTAAGTTGTCAATTGTCAGTAACGATGCAGTGAAGGCGGCAACTCTTTGTTCTTAAGTCTTACCCATGCGGAAAGATTCGTTGGTCCGTCTGGCTCATTGATATCAACATCTCGTGTGTGGTTGATTAAAACGTCTCTCGCCATTCCGATAACATACGAAAACTCATGACCGTAGTCGTAGCATCTTCCGGAATAGTTCGATTGAATTTGTTTTAATGCCGGATACAGTTCGCGGAATAATGCCTGTGATCGGTTAGCATAATCCCACAACCATACAAGGCTGTTTGCTTCTTTTGCAGAAAGCTCGTTGGTGCTCTTCTCTTGTTTGCCAATGAACTCACCTTCAAGTGGAACTCGAGCTGCAAGTGACAGTGCTTCGGTAAACTGCTCCTCACTGATTTCTTTGTACGAACAGCCAAAATGAGATTTCAGTGACGACCACATGGTGATCATCGCCTTCGCCTGTTTTTCTTTTGGCAGAGACTGACCGCGACTCATGACGAGTTGTTTAATAGCTTCCTGCTGTTCAGTGGTGATTTTACCCGGCAACGCCTTTTTAGCTTTCGGTGTATTTCCGTAAGACCCCGTTTTACGAATGGATGGCAAAACTTCAGCTGTCACCCATTTGCGGAATTTGTGCGGGACTGAACCTTTATTGACGGCATCACGGCAGCGCAGAACCAATGTATACATACCTGATTCGCTCACAATGCTTAAATTCTGCTCACCACCAAGGGTGTAACTTAAAGTTACTCCCTTCTCATCGTCATCAAGTGCAGTAAGCGCCTTGCGTGAGTTAGTCAGAGTTAAAGCATCACAAACATCTTTTGCTACAAACCACGGCTCACCGCACCTGTTGATGACGCGGATTTCACTGTCGCCGAATTTGAAGATGGTGAAATCGTTTTGTGCCTTTGCTATACTTTTCATGTCAATATTTCCCGATCAGATTTGTTGATGTAGAAGCCTCGCCAGTTCCCGCTGTCGGGGCTTCGTTATTTTTAGAGAGCATTCCGCATTTTCTCCCGGTACTTCAACCACCAAGCTAATCCTTGAACCAACACTGAGTTTTCTGACATTCCCTCTTCCTCTGCAATGCGCTTAACTTCTTCCTTAAAGCGGTACGGGTAGCGAAGAGTTGTCTTTACTTCATTCTTTTCCATGCTGTCTCCTTATTTCACAATGAAGGCAAATTGCCTTTAGAGTCAATTTACCATGATTGCACATGAAGTCAAGTTGCCTCTACAATGATTTTTATTTGAGGTGAGTTATGTCAGAAAAATTTCCCAGCCAAATGCAAGACAAGTTCACCGTGAGGTTTCCTGACGGATTGCGCGATGCTATAGCTGAACGAGCTAAACGTAATGGCAGATCAATGAACTCAGAGATTGTGCAGATACTGGAAGATGCCTTGAATGCAGAAAATACTCTTGGGGAAATAGCAGATAAAATTAACAGCGTCTCGGTTCCGCTAAATGTTGATGCGCTAGTTCAACTTCAAGCCCAAGTTATCGCCATGCAAAAAGAAATACAGGAAAAGTTCAGAGAGCAGAACGAAAAGTTGAGAGAACTGCTAAACAAAAAACCCACCTGACGGTGGGTTACGGAGAGGGCAAGATCATTTAACCTTCCGGCAATCATACGTCCAGAACTCCCGAGGCTCGTCCATATTTTTGCGGATAACTTCAACGTTGAGGATCGCTTTTTTGTTTCGTTTGATGTAGTCCATACCTAACCAACGTCCAGTATTAGGATCAGGTAACATCCATTGCATCATGACATTATCGAAATCGTCTTTTTGTTTCAAAAAGGTCATTTTTTGTGTTTCTGGCTTTTGACCATTGATGTGCATGAGGCCATCATTACCAGCATCAAAGCGGAATGGTCCGCACTGCGTTGCCGCCGAAACGGTTAACGGCAGGGCCAAGAATAAACAAAAAAATACTTTTTTCACTCTACATCTCCGACTTTGTCCAAAGTGCCTTTTGCCAATAGTTCTTTGCCACCTTTAGCCAGGCAAAGCAGGTCCATATACCACGCCTGCCCTCGGGTGTCGCCAGTATAATCAATGCTGCCCACAATGTAATCACCGTCAGTATTAATGCTGGCAGGCTGTGACATGCCTGGCAGACCGTTAACGTAGAGATTACCGTCGCTTTCAGACTCATCCAGTCGTGCTGGCGATTTCGCTACCTGGTCATTACTCAAAGAGGCACGGTATACAGATGCCTGATCCAGACGAATAAGCCCACCGAGCTTAATATTTGGATTAATCAGACATCTGACATTTACGCCAGCTCCCATCGTCTGCTGTGGCATACCGATAAGCCCGGTGTTAGCATTCAACACCGTAGCAACACCAATATATTTATCTTCAGGAACAATATTTACCAGATTATTTTCATACCACCAGTTAGCTTTACACTGCCCTGCGATATGATTCATCAACCTTGATGTGTTTTGATAAACAACGCGACCCCGGGGAAATACCGTTTCGGGCATGTCAGGAACTGCGCCGGATTCGATGCCATATGGTTCGAATGATTTCATACCCAGACTGAAAAGATCGCTGTACTTCCAGCCAGCAGCCACTGTGGTTTTCACACTTGCGTTCAGGTGACCTTCCCAGCTGTCAATACACTGCAACATGATCCAACTGTCTGTGGCATTATCTTTACCAGTGACAGTAAAACGGATATCTCCATTGAATATCATGCCAACGTTTTCATCAGGATAATTACCCGCTGCATCCGGTTGCCCCTTGTATCCGGCAATAACCTGTATACGCGAAAACTCCTTCTGCATAATCCGGTTCTGAGTGGTAGGAGACAGGTTATAAACCTTAAAATTCCCAACGAATCCATTAAATATGGTCGCAGGCATTTTCTGAATATTGAAAGTGACTTTAAGCTCAGAAATTTTTATCCCGTCGCCCTTATCATCAACAAGCAATAATTCAAAGTGACGCATCCAGTTTTTCGACATTGTTACTCCGTGAAAACATAGAGGTGTGAGAGCGTTCCAAGATCGAATTGCGTCGGGTTTTCCTGCCCTGCCACGTCGCAGAGTACCACCAGCGAAAACCCGAGATTCATATATCGATACTGCGCCAACAGGTCAGCACCCGTAATCATCGGAATGCCTGAGATAATGGCGGAACCATTGCTGTCAGCAAGATCCAGAACCCAGTACTCTCCGCGCCAGATGACAGACAGTTGATAAACCGTACCGTTAATTGTGGTGGCAAAAGTCTGATTGTCAGCAACCAGTGGGATTTCTACGGCCTCCATGAATCACCTTCCCAGAAATAAATTGCTCAGATACCCATCAACAGTGGTGACACCTTTTTGCGCTATCTGTGGCAGCGATTTCAGAATGGAATTATTCGGCGGCACCGTTGTTTTGGTGCCTGTATTCTGCACAGCAGACGTTCCGACTCCCTCGGTCATATTGTTTTTCGTGGCTACCCTGACTGACTGCGTGGAGGTAATAATTACTTCCCTGAGGGTAAGTGTCGCCAGAAGCACATTTTCACTACTCTTATCGGTCGTGACCTCCAGCGTTTTTATCAACATATTGTTGTAAATACGCTTGCCGGTTGTCACATCGAAAGGAATACGATTCCGCTGCAGGTTAAGCAGTTCCTGATACAGTTCTTTCGGGCTCAGCCCCAGTAAACTGGTAGCCGTCAGGTTACTGGCAAAATCAAGCAGCGATCCGCCTCCGGAAAAACCGGTTTCCATCACAACCTCAGAAGGGCGCCTGAATGCGTGTTCTGATATGTAACCAGCGCCCTCACCACTGGCGCCAGCATTCGTGGGCTGTTCAACCGGATGTTCCGTAATTTCCAGGGCGTCAGTGTGCTTTTCGGTAATAACCACATCAGGAATAATGATTCCTATTGAGCGGGTTCGCTGCTGCAGTAAAACAGATAAAAAGTCCATTACGCAGGTCCTTTCAATTGCTGTACCGCCCTGGCATTTACAGCCCCCTGCTTGTCAGCGATCAGATTAGCCGCCTCCTGAGGGTTGTTAACTCCATGAACATTTATAACAGTCTGCTGGTTAAGGCTGCCAGCGGCGGCCTGATACGCCAGCGGGCTGTTCCAGTTTGAATAACCTTCTTTGCGCGCCATCGACTGCATCAATGCTCCCATAGTACGGGGATCTGTAAGATTCAATATTGCATTCGGTGATACTCCCATCCATTTCGCAACATCCTGTGCATACTTTTTCGGATCGTTGTTATCACCTGCCGGGGCCCAGGTACTGACAATATCCTGAATAGTCTGTAATGCCCGTCCGGTTGTTTTCCCGGTAAAGTAACGCATGAGCTGGTTTTTCATCGCCTCCCAGCCCTCAAGAGCTGATTCGAAAAACCGGAACCCTTTACCGCTCACCGGGCGAATATTCCCTGGATTGTTATTCCGATCGGCTAAAGTACGCTTCGTAGCCTGTGCATGTTGTTCCGGCTCAGCACCTGGAATATCTGACTGAATATTTGCGCCTTTTACGGTATGAGGATTACGACCAAAATCGGTATCAATGCCAAGCCAGCGCAATGAATCTCCAATATTTTGTTTCGTGTAATCCCAGGATGACTTCGCACTGGTACCAATATTTTCGCGATCGGAGTACAAATAAGCAGCATAAGCCATCCAGCCTTTTAACCATGGCGGTACCGGCAAACCAGATATTTTCCCGAAAGCCCCCAGGACCTTGGATACCCAGACACCCGCGATGAATGTACCGAGGATTTCCAATGATTTTTGCCAGCCGCCAACACCATCTTTTAGTTCCAGAAGGTGATCACGAAGCCAGGTGATCGCATCCTTCGCTTTATCTATTGCCGGTTGCCATTTTTCCCAGTCGATAAGACTGTTACCGCCTTCTTTCCATGTTTTGTAGTCTTCCCACAAGAGACTGAGAGCCACGATCAGACCGGTAATCAGCCCTATAGGTGACATCCAGAAAGTAGAGTTAAGTATCCGCATGGCGACAACCAGACCGCCGATAACCTCTATCAGGGTTTTCGTTTCGGCATCCAGTTTTCCCCACCACTCGATGATATCTCCGACACCATCGACTATCCGAAATGCAACCCGCCCGACTATCTCACCCAGCCAGAGGATCCCCTTTATGACCTTTGTGATGGTGACTTCAATTTTGGGAAAATTTTCAATTATCTTTTTGCGCAGGTTATCAATCTGCCCCGCCAGTCCGTCCGCAAGATTCGATCCGATTTTGTCCCGCGCCATCCCGGCCATTTCACCGAGCGATTTCAGCGAGGTCATAAACCGGTTTGACGATAAGGCAGCCTGATCGGCATTAAATCCGATAGCTTTCGCCATTGCGCTGTACTGCCCGGAGAACCCCCCCACACCCCGGCGCATCGCCATAAGGGTATTTTCGTCAATGCCCAGCATCTGCGCATACTGGTTAGCCCGGTAATACGGCATGCTGCTGAGCTTCTGGCCGACGCCCGTAAAGATAGCGGCCATGTCGCGCATGTTACCGCTGGCGTCACGGGTCTGTACCCCCAGACGATTCAGAAATCCCTCCGCCCCGGGATTATTACGAATAAACCGGGAGAGGTTTTCCAGAGAAGATCGCGCAGCGTCCACGCTGCCGCCAACCTGCGAAACCGCATAGCCAATAGACTGAATCCCCTGAACCGTCGCGCCGGTGCGCTGTGACGCCCAGTAGAGATTATCCAGACCGGAGGCGATCTTAGCCGTGAAGGCCACCACGGACAGCGCAGCTCCTTCAACAGCCAGCCCCATTTTGATGACATTTGCAGTTGTACCGGCGAGGACAGAACCGAACTTTTTCGCTCCTGCATCATCCACACTGAAGCCAAGCGAGACGAGGAAATCTTTAATAGTTTCAGCGTTCATTATCCTCTCTCCATTTCTCAATGCGCCGCTGGTTATCCGCTTTTACCGCCAGATGGTCATTCAAGAGAGCAATGTCGTACAAATCGACAGAGCCATCTTTAAGTGCTGTATAAGGAATTAACCCGGCGTCAACCGGATTGAGAAGGTAAGACAGCCCGTCCGGCAGGCTGTTAAACGTCAGCCCTGTTGCAGGCTCTGCGTCGTGCTGGTAAGGGGTGTAGGCAAAAAATTTCCCAGCGAATCGGCGACCACCCGCGCCACCAGATGCAGCATGACCAGCAAGTCAATATCATCAAACATCAGTTCGCCCTGGGTAAATACCGGAACCCATCCGTCCATATGACGCCGCGATACCACCGCAAGACAGGGATGAATAATCGCACTGGTGTCATCTTCGGTCAGGGAAGACAGTTCCTCAGCGATACGCGGGAGCATGGTTTCAAACACCGGTTTTAACTGCTCGAATTTCACGGTGTCGATTTTGCCATCAGCAGGCAAACGGGAGCGAATGCTCCCGAAATCTGACATCATTCCTGCCAGCACCGGCAGAAGTTTGCGGGTCACTTTCAGCTGATCAAAAACGCTGAGTTTTGCCGCGCGATATTTCACGCCTTTGATTTCGAATTCCATGTATTAAAACTCCCCGAGAACCTGGTCAATCTTGCCGCAGTCAAACACCCACGGCATCTTATTACCGGTTTTAGCGTTGGCATTATCCGGTTGTTTCTGGAACGCAACACTACGTGCCGTGATGATGTCGCCGCTGACCTTGTTTCGGATCACAATAACGTTATTCCCCCATGTGGCAGAAGACTGGCTCTGTGCGTTATACGCCAGCGACAATTTTTTATTTGTCGGTGATGTCATCAGAAGGTTAACGGTAATCGTCCCGCTTTTATCTGCATGGAGACTGTGCATCACTTCGCCATCAGCACCGATGGTCATGGTGTTTTTAGGACCGCCCATCGCAACCACAATCCCCTCTTCAGAACTTGCAGAACCGTACCCGAGGTCAATCGAACCGGTCGGCCCGGTCAGCGTCGCAGTGACATCCATAAAAGAATAGGTAGACATTCACTTCCCCTTAGCGAACAACGTTAATCTGTACGTCAGCGTAATGAACCGCGCCAGCCAGCTTACAGGCCACCTGGATTAACGGTGCTTTGCGCGCTTCGCGGTCGGCCTGCGCCTGTTCGGACAGCGGTTGCGCATACACGTAATAGCCTTTGGTCAGCGTATCGCCGGAATTCAGCTGTCCGATAGGGCCACCATTCCACACGCCAGTAGCTACCAGACCGTTCGTGACGGACTGATCCATGGATTGTTCAACGTTGGAAAGCAGACGGGTCACACCGGCATCAGTCTGCGGAATTTTGGTGGTGCTGGTGTAAAGCAGGTTATAGAGGTTGGTCTGAACGTAGTTCTGCAACCAATCGAGCCCGTGGCGCTCGTCGAAGAAGTCACCGTTCGCCATGACACCCTGTTGCAGGATCGCCGTGTCGTTGGCGTAGTACACGAACACATTGCAGTTTTTTGCATCAAGTGCCGATGCCTGGCTGACTGTCAGTGTTTCATACCCGACACCCGGCTCCTGCTTAAACTTGAGCGTAATCGCGGTATTACTGCCATTGAAATTAACCGTGAATGCCCGGCCAAATGCAGATAACGCAGCGTATTTACTACCCGATGAATATTGAATAAAACTGCGTGAATATCCGGCGGTTTTCAGTTTTGATGCCAAATCATCGCTGGATGCAGTCTGCAGGCATTTCTCATCGCTTGTCGTAATCGCCAGAATACGGCTTACAGAAGAGGATTCGATCGCCGCAGCCACTTTCAGCCAGTCTGCATCCGGAATATCTTCATCGTCTGCAATCCCCAGCCCATACCATGAAGTATAATCGAGCATGGCATTCACAGCCTGCTCCAGCGTCTCAGGCGTGGCCTGTTCGCTGTCTCCCTTCGTTTTCACCCAACGACCAACAAAAACCTCCTGAGGTTTCGGTGATTGTGAGAAAAACACCTGCGCAGCCTTATATTCTGGTGATTCCACGCCAAAATCTTTTCCAATATCTTCCGCGGCAGAATAACGGCGAATGCGCTCACTTACCGGAATGATTGTGGACGGGCCGAGAATGAGTAATGCACCAAAATTTCGCCCTGATGCTGCACGCGGCGACATGATCACATCAACATTAACAACGTTTGATACAGGCAAGCCCTGTGCCATAGCTTAATCTCCGAAAAAGATGACTGGTGCTTCCACCAGCGATTTAATACCGTACTCGCGCACAACCTTCCGGCGCAGACGCACCGTCATATCGTAGCGGCGGACCCATTGCTGATTAATAAGTTCAGGGAAGGGAGTCAGACCTGTGTAATCGCCAAGAGACAGCCCCAGCGCATTCAGTGCTGCGTTGTTCTGCGGTACAGATATACCGTCACGAAACCGTGACGCATACACCATCCCCGCTGGTCCATAAAACGAAGCCATACACTCAATCGTTTCATGCCGCCAGAGCTGAGAGCCATCATCGGTCTGTCTGGTGAATGCCGGACTGTCATCACCTGACCATCCGATAACCCCAAACGCACACCAGTTCGTTTCAACCGGTAGCAGTGGCGGCTGCTCTTTCTGCCAGCGCGGGCGAACCATCCCGGCAGACAGGCCGGAAACGTTACGCATCCACTGGCTTAACAGCCTGTCGAGCGCTTCGTCATAATCCGGATCGCCACTGGTTGGTATTAACCATCCGCGCTCTGTGCTGGTGTTATTGCTCAACCGGAATTCCCCCATCAAACGGCAGCAACTCACAATGCGCCTGAACGAATCCGGCACCATACGCTGTATACGGGTCGACGAAAGTCACACGATAATCACGGCCCTGATACGTCACGATATCGGCATCACGGCCAGTCTGCCCCTGTGTCAGCCGCTCAGTTGTCACGATAAGAATCGCGCCACTGATAACTTGCCCGGACTGCATACGGCGGTTTTCCAGAGAGCGATCAACAGTTACGACTCCGGCAAACTGCTTTTTAACTTCGCTGTCGCTGCCGATCCCATCCTCATCCACCGTTTGCACACGGCGTGTTACCCACAAATTGAAGTCGCAAAAATCGGGGTCAAAAAGCACATCTGTTACATCAAGAGTCGGCATCTTTATCCCTCACAACATGGGTAATAGCTCTGCGATATTGCCCGGTGTCAATTAATGGTTTCGCCAGATCGGTTCCGGGAGATTCGCCAGCAACACGCCGGGCAAGTTCCAGTGTTGCCCCCTTGCGCCCCCGACGAGCCCGGGCTTCAACGGTGCTATCAGCAAGCGGCGTAAAGCCGGTAATGGTCATGTAACGCCTGACGCCATTAACGGCCAGCGTTCCGGCACGGTTGAGTGCGCTTTCTGCTCCCGCAGCATTACCATCAAGTGCAGCCTGCGCCGCGGCTTTGAGTTGCGGCACCGTCTGCTCTTCTGCCGATTTAACGCCGGGGACCAGGTGAGGTCGTGGCGGGATGTTCTGCTCTGGTGAGCCGTATTCGTTGAGGTAACCGATGCCCGCATTACCAAACGGAACATCATCCCGCTCGCTGTCTTCCGAAGGGATGCCGACCAGCACATCTTTTTTGGTTAACGACCTGAGCGCATCCAGAATGGCCTTAGCGTTATCCACCCTCGTTGTTACACCGCTTTTGAAACTCATAGCTGGCGACCACCTGCACCGAACATCGTGATCAACTGATAAAATTCAGCGCCATATCGGGTGTTATTCCAGAAACCTGCATCAGGATTCAGCGTCGCGCTGGTGTCATAGCTGACGCTTACCTTGTCAATGGACTTAGAGGACTGAACACCATTGGTTGAACCGCCCGGGCCGCCAACCAGCATCGCCCGACTATCTGCCGCCCAGAGCGTCATGTAGTGCGCAACGAACAATCCGGCAAAGTACGGAAACAACTTTTTGCCGGTGACGTTTTCACTCAGCAGTTCATCGGCCAGATTCAGACGAAACTGGATTTGCGCTTCGGGATATTTGGCAGGGTCAGCAAACTGCGGGAAGTCGCGGCGAAAATCACTTACCGCTGGCAGACTTTGATTCTTTGGCATTTTTTACCTCGTTACGCGCGTCTGTGGCTTTGCCAACGGATACTTCCGCGTGCGCACGAGTGAACCAGTGCGTGGCAACGTCTTCCTCCACAGCATGACGGCCTTTAACAAACTCGCGCCGTGAACAGTCGGGAAGCGTGAGCACAAACGGGGTATGTACGTGTATTACTGCATTATTTTTTGCCATCGGGTCATCCTTAATGGCCCCGCCAAGGGGCCATGTGGCTGTTAAATGCCATCAACGTACGAAATGGTTTCTTTGTACACTGGCTCGACTGCACCCAGCTTGCCGTAGTAAGTGACGATCTGATACAGACCGCGATACTGCACCGGCACGCTCTGAAGCGGAACCAGCGGGTAGCGGACGTATTTTTTATCGTTGGTGTACGCAACCATGCGATCCTTATTCCCCACACCACGGCCTTTCAGCCATTTAACCGCGCGGATATTCAGCGGAACACCGTTCTGGTGATAGCTGATGGTGTTGGTCTGAAGGTACGTCAACAGGGACTGGTTACCCGCAGATGAAACGATGATGCTGGACAACAGAGCAAACTGCTCAGGCGGGATCAGCAAATCACGCGGAACCACAGAGTAACCGGAAGCGGCCCACGCATCAGACAGCACCTGGTTAATGCTTGCGCGGATTTCGTCCGGTGTTGAGGTTGCCCACGTTTTGGCAGCGTTGTTGACAGGAACACCGTTCAGGGTAACAAGGCCTTTCAGGTTTAATGCGGAATCACCAACATACACCTGTTCATCGTTATCCATCTGCCATTTCAGTTGCATCCCGTCATACTTCTGCGTATCAATCGGGCGTCCGACCTGCTGAGCAGCCTGCAATTCTATGACCGTCCAGCCCAGTTCCATCCCCCACAGGTTCAGCGGGTTACCGGATTTGCCGATATCCACGTTCACGCCAGCAATAGCGGTTGAGTCTTTGCCTACCCAGTTTTTGCCATTCGGATTTGCGCCAGTACCCGCAGCGGCGAAGCTGGTATTCGTCCAGCTGGAAATGTCATCTGCGATGGAGACATCTTCACGCAACTGAATATCGCGGGTCCAGGTGTACCCCACCAGTGGCAGGTTCAGCGTCTGGTCGAGTCGCTCCAGCTCCCCGATGAGAAAGGCACCAGAGCTGTCAACGGTTGCCTGATCAAAAGTAATCATTCGTCTGTTCCTTAAATCTTCCAGGAAATTTCTGCATTGCCGTTAGCATCACCGGCACCTGTGAATTCAGCGTTGGTCAGCACCACATTTTTGCCACTGACTGACGTGGACATGAATCCACCCAGCGGCACTTTGATGGATTCATCAGTGGAGACGACAACGTATACCGGGTCGCCTTTTTTGATGGTGCTGGCATCAAAATCAGAACCGAGATTAACGGTCACGTAGCCACGCTTCATGGCGTCGCCCGGGAAGTTCTTGCCACTCCCCACCTGGAGAACCATGTCCGGCTGCGACGTGGTCGGATAAGGGCGCACATAGATCCCCTTCACCTTGTCTGCGGTATCACCATCTGCCAGCGGTACGAAAAAACCGTCAGCATCGTATTTACCAGCCAGCCCATAGGCAGCAAAGGCGTTATCGGATTTAAGGACCACCGGTTCGACGGTTAAGTCCTGCGGGCGAGAGATAGCCCCGGCAATGCCAACAGGCATCCGGTACAGATATGCAGTCATTGGATTATCCTTTGCGGTTAGACCAGAATTCGGCGTTTTGTTTGTTCAGGGAAGCGATGCTGGTCATGCCCATATTTTGGCGTTGTGCATCGCCCATGGTGGTACGGGTGTTTCGCCCTTTGGCAATCTCTGACACGGCATTAAACGCCATGTTGACCGATTGCTTGGGCAATTTGCGGATATCCGCATCACCGACAACCTGGCGAACCAGTGTTTTGTCAGCGGCAGCCAGCACATCACGTTTGAACGCGGTCGGTTTCACCTTACGGCTCAGATCGATACCCGGGACGATAACCTCGGCACGATAGGCAGAGTCACCGGTAATCGTGGTTTCCTCTTCGTCGTCCTCGCCATCGCCGGTCGGATCTTTTTTGTCTTTTTCGTCAGGCTTATTGTCGTTATCGCACGTCGCATTTCCTTCCAGCTTAGCCAGCAGGGCTTTGAGCAAGGTTTTGATATCGTCCTCGCCGTCGCCGGTTGGACCTCCGCACATCTCTGGTGCTTTGTCCGGTAGCGGTTGCTGCGGGGACAGGTTGATGTTGAGATTAACGCCCTGCGGCAAATCCCCCTCATCTCCTGTAACCGATGCGGGAGCCGACTCCACCAGTTCGTTCATGGTGTCAGCGTCACCCGTTTTGATGGCCGTGCGCATGCGGGTCCACCAGCTTTTCTTTTGATTTGCCATTGTGTCTCTGTCTCCAATTGCACAACGATTTCCGGCTCTGCCTTTAGGGACAAGAGCCACATGGTTTCCGGTAATATCGACCTGCTCAGCTTTACCTAGCTCGGTCTGCTCGTACTCCGCGTCATAGCCGCACGACACTTCGCGCAGGCCATCTTCGATAAGCTGAATGGCGTTTTCGTCTTTGACGATAAGGTCAGCCAGCATCAAATCAGACTGCTTACCCGTCCCGCGCCGGACATTCTGGAGGTGCCCGACAGCAAGCTCTTTCCAGTTCTCGGGATTTACCAGCCGCACATTCCCGTTTTCATCTTCAGGATGCAGAATCGTGATGCTCATCCCTTCGAATGAGGCAAGCGTGGCCGGATGGAATACCTGCTCAGGAGAACGCGTGACGACTATTTCACCGAACTTATCGGGTTTCAGTTTTGGCAGGTCATCAGCACCATAGAGCTGCTTACCTGTTCGTCCTATCGGCACGTCTCTGCACAGCAACGAGCCGTCAGCCAGCTGATAGCGGGTTTCCCCCAGCCGGGTATTGAAAAAATATTTCATGTGTTACCTGCGATTCAGGCGGGATAAGATTGGGAGGTGGGAAAAACGATTTCTTTATAACAGCGACAATTCGGGAGCTCGCCAGCGTGGCCTGTCATGCCGTCAAGCGTTGGAGGTTTGCCCCATTCGACAAATTTACCTTCCATTTCCCGATGAGAATGCCTGACGTCACCATCTTCGGCTGTACGCCAGATATAACCATTCGAACCAATTGACAGCGCACGCGCCTGATCCAGCGCGCCGGTTGCACGTCCAAGTTCAGTACGGGCAATCAGGTCAGCTCTGGACTTTGCTATATCACCCGATGCGGCTATTTCTTTAGCAAAATATTCTGCTCTCCCACCGGTCACAACAGCTTCTGTCGCCCGATTCTGGATGTCGTACACCCTGTCAGCCGCCTCGAGGGGGAGCGATTTGATGTACTTGACCTGTTCGGCGATGATGGATTGCATCACCTGGCCCACAGGAGCGCTTTCCACAAGATTGCGGAGCTCGCGACTGATGTTCTTGCTGTGTTGCCGCCAAACTTTCTCGTTCTGCCGGGTTAGGTCCGCAGTAAAGTTTTCCGCGACCTTTGTCGCCCAGGGGGTGATGATTTCACTGTAGCGTTCCAGCGCCTCAATAATTTCCGTGATACTGTCATTTGAACCATCGTAGCGACCATTTACGATGTCTCCGACCGCCCGCGCTATCTGCCGTAGGCTCGTTCGATATCGGATCTCCGCCTGGCGGCTCTGGCGGTTTGTCGTCAAGTTCGCCGATGCCTGGCGGCGCTTCGTCTTCGGCATTCTCGATATCCTCGTCGGTAATAGATGCCCCGATGCCGGTTACGTCAGAATTTTCGCGCAAATCAGTCATAGCGGCTTTCAGTGTCATCAGACCATCACCCAGCGCCGTACTGATTGCGTTGGTAGTGTTTAACGCCACCGTTGAGCGATCGACATCAGACATTTGCCAGAGCGGGTTAAACTCAAACGTGAAATCGTCCGGCAGCGGCTTGCCAAGCTCCGAACGATGCATGATGTCCAGTATCCGCCGCACCGGAAGACGTAAACGCCTCTCCTGTAACGAGCTTACCCGGTCGTAATAGTTGGCAAGGTCTGCATCGCCGGTAGAAAATCCTTTCGGGGACTGTCCGAACAACCGCACCAGTGGGATACCAACAGCGCCACTAATCTGCTCAGCGAACTGCGAAAGGATGTCATCCAGACCACTGAAGCTGTACTGATGGGTTTCAAACTTATCCCGCGAGTCCATGAGCGTCATGCCTTCATTGCTCTGGAACTGTCGAATCAGGTCGATATTCTTCAGCAACGCTTCATACGCAGGACCACCAAGTGCGATAAGCTCGCGTAGCTTCTCCACGCTGTAGGTACGCAAATGCGCCTTGTAGACCAGCTGCGCCGCGCCGACAGTAGCGCTGTCGAACGCGGTAAGACGATCCCAGATACGCTCTACAACCGACATTCCCCATTCGTTCTCGGTCATCTTCTGCTGGAATGGCAGCGTGACGCCATCAAAGCGAATCAGACGACTGTGATGAATGCGCCAGGCAGGAATTCCCGTTGCTGTGGTCACCACATCGTAAAACTCAGGTTTACCCAGGTCCGGCCCCATATCTTTAATGCGGCGGGTCAGCACTGGGTTAATCATCCAGCGGTCGAGCGGGAGAATGCCCTTAAACTTGCCTTCTCCAATGGTTTCGGGTCGCAGCGGGGTCATTGGTGCCTGCCCCTCAATCATGATGAAACCCACCGCGCCGCCGTAGAGACGCGACCATTTCAGCACGTCGTTCAGCGCATCCCAGATTTGCAACTCATCCAGTTGTGATTCGAGAATGCCGCGATCTTTTGCATCAATTTCCGAAGTGATGCGAATGCCTTTGCGGGTCATATCATCCGGGATAGCATCGACCGCTTCGCCGATGATCCAGGACGAACGATAGGACCATTCCACCAGCATGCGGTTGCGACTGGTGAAGTTAGCCCGGTAGGTCGATGCTGAGTGCTGGTTAGGCGTCTGCATTCCCACGCGGGCGACAAAGTTCTCATAGCCATCAGCGGTGGCCTGCGCAGTTCTCCGCAGGGCTTGTTTGTTTCGTGCCATCAGGCCTGTCTCCCTAGCAGCTCCCAGATGTTCAGGGCTGAATTCATTGGCGCGTAGCTGATCATCACCGAGTCGGCAAGGTTTGGCGACCGGGTTCCATCAGGCTGTTTATCAATAACGATTTTTCCCACACCATTAATGGAATAGGTCGGCTGCGAAAGCTCGATGATGAGTTTATCTTTGAGTGCCATGCCACTGCTGATTGAGATGATTTCGTCCGGGTTGTAAGCCATACCTTCAATCACGGCGCGCCAGGTATTCTGAAAAAGTTTACGTAACCGCCACCAGCTCTGGGCTTTGGCGTTAGCGAAGAAGTCCTTGTTCAGACGTGCGGCTTGCCCGTTGTCACCGCGCACCGCTTCGTCGTCCGGATCAAACACCGCGCCGCTACCGCGAAACGGTGTAGCGAGTATTGACGGTCGACGCGCAGCGTTACGCTGTTCGTTGATAGCGCGTGCATCGCCGCGAACGCCAGCGCCCAGCCCGTCCTCATCAAAGCGAAACTCTTCGAGGTTGTCCTGTTCGCAAAAACCGAAGACCTTCTCGACGGACTGATAAATGTCGCTGCCCACACCGGACCATTCCCGCACATTCTCCAGGAGGAAGCCATGACGGGTGGAAAAGGCATTTTTGTCCCTGCCTTCGTCGGCGACATCCATCGCGCCAAGTCGTTTGCCTGTTGGCTGGATCCCCAGTTTGATATGTGCATCAACGGCAGCCTGTACCCATTCGGATGGAATCAGGACGCCTTCCGCTGATGCGCTGTAGTTCAGGTCAAGTTCCTGTGCCACCACCACCGGATTATCGATTTTCTCGCATTCCCTGCGATACCACTCTTCATCCTTGCGAGGATCATCCCGCCAGTGGAATGTGAATACCGGTATCTTCCCGCCATGACGCTTCTGAGCGAACGGGTTCGCCATGCCGTTAACTGAACTCAGGTCGATACGGCAACGCGTCGTTTGTGACAACGCCGCATCAATCAGCAAAGGACGCTGAAGGAATGCAGCCTCATCAACCAGATAAAGCGTGGTACGGTCACCACGACCAATATTATCGCCAGCCTCGCCTTTGATAACGGCACCAGTTTCAGGAAACTCAACACGCATATATGGCGCGTGCTTCTTCTCGCTCCACGAACCGCGAAACTCTACAGGTAGCGTTTCCACGAACTTGCGCGCCTTCCAGAACAACGCTTTCGGGTCACCAGTGCTGTCGACGTATTCCTCTTTACGGGAGCCGAAACCGATAACCATTTCTTTGTTGAAGAGACAAAGCGAGCAGGCCAGTCCGATCGCGGTCCAACTGAGCCCCATTTCACGGGATTTTTCGGTAATACCATTCTCCCGATTACCCCAGCGTTCCATAATCCAGTGGATCCACTCCTCCTGCTTAGGGAAGAGTAAAAACGGAATGGTCACCGGCAGGCCATAATCAATATTACGCGGGTCCGTTGTCATGCCCCAGTCGATGATGAACTGAGCCGGGTTGGTCCGGTAAAACTGCTTCAATACGGGCAATATTTCAGGATTCTGGCGAATGCGCTGTAGGCGTTCCATCCGCCATTCAAAAACTATCTGGTAATCAGGATGTTTAAAATCGAAGGGGAATGGTAACGGCATACTTAGCCCATCATTTTTCTATACGCCTCTGCAGCCTGCTCCGGAGTTAAGTTGGTAATTTCTGTTCTGACTGGTCCTCCATCAGCGCCAGTCACTTCATTTTTGACGTTGTCTTTAAACGCCTGAACAGAAACATGACGCCCAAGCAACTCAAGGTTTTTAACCTTATCAGGCCATTTGATTTTCTTCAGGAGTGCGGCGCTATCTGCGGATACCATCTCCACGACATCCATTCCCGATAACGTTGTGCGCCATACCTTAGGCCAGTCTTTAATGGGTTTTAGCTCACCGTTTTGCAGGAGAATGTCAAGCACATCCATCTGGTCGATTTCAATAAGGCGATTAAGTACATATTCTGCATTAATACCAACAAGATCATTGCGTTGCGCTTTCAGTTCGGCGATTCTTAACTTGATGTCAGGTTTTGACAGGTTTTCGGATGCGGTACGGTTAGCTGTCTTTGCGCTGTACCCCGCCCGAATAGCCGCTTGCGTGGCGTTTAAATCGATGAGGTACTCGCGACAGAACATTTCTTGCTTGTCGGTGAGTGCCATAGTTTTCTCTAGAGGGTTTCTTTAATGAACTCAAAGCAAATTTTTTACCGAAATACAGGTCATGATAATGAAACTTATATATTCCTGGACAAATTGGACAATGGCTCCTACCAAGTCAGGGTTGGTCATTCGTCGCCTGTGAGCCATTTTGAATGGGAGGGTGATGAAACCATTCAGACAGTGGAAGAGTTTCTAGGTTCTAACCCATCATATACTGAACGTGTTCATCAACTAATTTCTGAGTTTGAAGCAGAATCGTAATCACCACCCAAGCGACTCAACTGATATCTAGTTCATCATTACTAGGACTAAAAGTAGATTCCTGACATTGAGGGACCTCTTTATCCGCTTGTGGGGATATCAGTTAAGTTATCCCGTGTAGGGTATAAGCCATTGTCGAGACCACTCATTGAATGGTCTCTGCAATAACCGATGTCTTTCCATCAGTCCGCCACCACAAAGAATCTTTTTTGCCATAATGCAGGAGGTTCATCTTTCAGTGGCTGCCAGTGTTATTTCCCCACTTACTGGCTTGGGTTGTTTCGCTGTACTGCCGTTAATTAGTGAGTCCGGGGATTACGGTTTGCCCGTGCTGTTCAAGGCGTTCAATTCTCGCCAGTAGCTGAGGCTTCTTAATTTTTCCCCAGCGATTAAGCAGGCGCCCTGACATGCTGGCAACATCCTTCTCTTTCATGTACTCCAGCATTACGGCATTTCTCTCTTCTTCAAATTGACGATGACCAACCTGAAGCATGGCGTACATCCAGTTAAATGCGTTGATGTAAGCAATTTTGATACGCATTGCTTCTTTTTTGGTGTAGGACATAACCAAAAGCATCAACCCATCCTTGCGGAGACGGTAGAATTTTTGCGGCTTACCATTCTGTAACTCATTGTTTTTATAGCAAAGCTCAAAGTTGAGCTTTGTATCAAACTCAGGAGGGCAAGCTTCTATGGTTCGTTCAATGTCACGAACCACGTTCTTCGGCAGCTTTCCAAATGCTTTTGCCACCATAAAAGAATCTGTAACCGGATCGTTGTTTGCTACAAAAATTAGGTCTCTGAAATCTATATCGTTAACAACGGTTGGGTAGTTCATTGCGTCTTTACCTTTTAGAAAGATGAGCCTGTTCGCACAGAAAAGCCGTCCCCGAGATGGTCGCCACCATATACGGCAATTCTCAGGCTCAGCTTTCTGAAAGACTCGGGATTGTTACGCGCTGCGATGCGCGGTTTACTGCAGATGCAAAAAAGCCCCGCAAATGCGAGGCTAAATCCTGGTATTTGTAATGACTGGCTCTTATCTCAACGCAGCCCCTTACCGCGCGCCAGATGCTCAATATCAAGCATCAGCAATGAGATGTTTAATCTGGATTCACTCCAGAAGTGATCACCACCCTGTCTACAGAGCCAGATGTGAAGGATGATGAGTAAAATTATCGCTATCATCGAAGGCATTGCGTCCTGATGTATTCCTGCAGGTAGTTAACCTGCGCGGTTATCCTGTCGATTCCACTTCGGAGACGGTAATAATTGAGTTCAGCATCTGCTGTAAGTCTTGGGCTTTCTCCATCGCCCATGCTGCTGGCTCCGGTCGTTGACTTTGCACAGGTGGCGGCGACTTGCAGGCGCTTACGCCCAGCAGAAACATCAGCACGAAGACTTTCGATAGTCGCGTTAGCATCAGCAAGCTCCTTTGTGTATCTGGCGTCGAGTTCTGCTACATCACGCTGACGCATCTGCATGTCAGTAATTGCCACGTTCGCCAGCTTCAGTTCTCTGGCATTTTTGTCGCGCTGGGCTTTGTAGGTAATGGCGTTATCACGGTAATGATTAACAGCCCATGACAGGCAGACGATGATGCAGATAACCAGAGCGGAGATAATCGCGGTGACTCTGCTCATACCTCAATCTCTCTGACCGTTCCGCCAGCTTCTTTGAATTTTGCAATCAGGCTGTCAGCCTTATGCTCGAACTGACCATAACCAGCGCCCGGAAGAGAAGCCCAGATATTGCTACAACGGTCGATAGCCTGACGGATATCACCGCGATCAATCATCGGCAAAGCGCCACGCTCTTTAATCTGTTGCAATGCCACAGCGTCCTGGCTTTTCGGAGAGAAGTCTTTCAGGCCAAGCTGCTTACGATAGGCATCCCACCAACGGGAAAGAAGCTGGTAACGTCCGGCAGCTGTTGATTTGAGTTTGGGGTTTAGCGTGACAAGTTTGCGAGGGTGATCGGAGTAATCAGTGAATAGCTCTCCGCCAACAATGACGTCATAACCATGATTTCTGGTTTTCTGTCGTCCGTTATCAGTTCCCTCTGACCACGCCAGCATATCGAGGAACGCCTTACGTTGATTATTGATTTCCACCATCTTCTACTCCGGCTTTTTTAGCAGCGAAGCGTTTGATAAGCGAACCAATCGAGTCAGTACCGATGTAGCCGATGAACACGCTCGTTATATAAGCGAGATTGCTACTTAGTCCTGCGAAGTCGAGAAGGTCACGAATGAACCAGGCGATAATGGCGCACATCGTTGCGTCGATTACTGTTTTTGTAAACGCACCGCCATTATATCTGCCGCGAAGGTACGCCATTGCAAACGCAAGGATTGCCCCGATGCCTTGTTCCTTTGCCGCGAGAATGGCGGCTAACAGGTCATGTTTTTCTGGCATCTTCATGTCTTACCCCCAATAAGGGGATTTGCTCTATTTAATTAGGAATAAGGTCGATTACTGATAGAACAAATCCAGGCTACTGTGTTTAGTAATCAGATTTGTTCGTGACCGATATGCACGGGCAAAACGGCATGAGGTTGTTAGCGCAACCTCTTGCCACCCGCTTTCACGAAGCCAGCCATTGAGCTGGTTTTCTTTTATGCAAAGCACACCGCACCGTAGCCACAGCGGATAAGGTGATTATTTTTGTCTGTCTGGTATTTGGTTTGATGTGCTTTCAGAAAGGCCGTGCTTAAAACGCAAAAAGCCCCGAGCTATTAACTCAGGGCTTTATTTAACGAGTGCATTTATCCATCGTTGAGTCAAATTTACCCAATTTTATTCAATAAGTCAATATCATGCCGTTAATATGTTGCCATCCGTGGCAATCATGCTGCTAACGTGTGACCGCGTTCAAAATGTTGTCTGCGATTGACTCTTCTTTGTGGCATTGCACCACCAGAGCGTCATACAGCGGCTTAACAGTGCGTGACCAGGTGGGTTGGGTGAGGTTTGGGATTAGCATCGTTACAGCGCGATATGCGGCGCTTGCTGGCATTCTTGAATAGCCGACACCTTTGCATCTTCCGCACTCTTTCTCAACAACTCTCCCCCACTGCTCTGTTTTGGCTATATCAACCGCACGGCCTGTACCGTGGCAATCTCTGCATCTTGCGCCCGGCGTCGCGGCACTACGGCAATAATCCGCATAAGCGAATGTTGCGAGCACTTGCAGTACCTTTGCCTTAGTATTTCCTTCAAGCTTTGCAACGCCACGGTATTTCCCCGATACCTTGTGTGCAAATTGCATCAGATAGTTGATAGCCTTTTGTTTGTCGTTCTGGCTGAGTTCATGCTTACCGCAGAATGCAGCCATTCCGAATCCGGCTTGTGATTGCGCCATCCCCATAGCAGCCATCACATCAGTACCGGAAAGAGAGTCAGAAGCCGTAGCCCGTGGTGAGTCGCTCATCATCGGGCTTTTTGGCGAATGAAATTTAGCTACGCTTTCGAGTCTCACGCGCCTTCTCCCTGTACCTGAATCAATGTGAGATTTCCGCAGAACACTGCGCCGGTATCGATATACATCTGGTTGGCAAATTTGAGTGGTTTCACTGCTGGCGTGTGACCAAAGATGAACGTGTCCGCGCCTTTAATTTCTTTCACGATCCCGATTTGTGAGTTGCTGATTCGTTCGCGGTTCCAGATTACCTGCTGATGATCAACTGGCTTTCCAAATTCGTATTCTTCACAAGGATAATCGGCGTGGCAGATGACATGTTTTTTACCTTTGCTCACCAGTTCGATGATTAACGGAAGTTCTTCTGCTTTATGGGCAAGAGCTTTAGCCAGAATTTCTTTGTCGTAATCGAGATTAAAGAACCAGCCACCGCCATTAAGCAGCCAGTGATTAACGTTTCCACGCTCTGATAAGCCATCAATCATCATTTGCTCATGGTTTCCACGTACAGCTCTGAACCAGGGGAATGTGATTAATTCCATACATTCGACGTTCTCTGTACCGCGATCAACCAAATCGCCAACCGAGATAAGCAGGTCTTTTTTGGTGTCGAATCCTATCGTCTCCAGTTTTTTCATCATGTTCGTGTAGCATCCGTGCAGATCGCCAACTACCCAAACATTTCGGTATTTGCTGCCATCAATTCTTTCGTAATAGCGCATCTCTTTCACTCCATCCGCGATGAACCATAAGAACGTCGTTGACGATGGCGTGCATTTTCCCGTCTTTATCATCAACGTATTTTCTGACCGTGCCGCGACTACATTTCAGTCTGCGTGCTACTTCTGTCTGGTTTCCGTATGCTTCAACAAGCATGTCTGGAATGGTTTTTACTGAGAACGTCATGCGGCCTCACTTCTGCTATTTCGCAGGTCTTTGAGTTTCTTCTGATACTCCGCCTTGATGGCCATGCACTCTTCGACAGTCCAACGATGGCGGCTATGGTTTGATTCGATTTCGTCTACTGCTTCCTGCCCGATGCGGCTAATCAGTTCGACGCGATACGGAACGAGATTTCCGCTTTTGTGCTGGTTGCACACCACGCATTGCTTGTGAATATTGCGTTCATCAAATCGGAGTTGAGGTGCCGCAGCAGTTGTCCGGTAATGTCCGGCATCCCACTGAGCAGACGTGAGCGTTCCGCACGAGATACATGGTAAGTCGCGGTCTCTTTCTCTGATGAAAGCGTTTACGGCTTGTTGGGCTTGTTTAATCCAGTAACTGCGGGGCTTTAAGGCGAGTTTTCGAATCTTAAGTTTATCTTTCTGTTTCTGCTCCTCTCGTCTTCGTTTCTTCTCTGCTGCTTTTTCCGCTTTTTCGCGTTCTTTACTTCGTCGTTCGAGTGCTATCTTGGTTCCACACTCTGGAGAGCACCACCACTGATTAGCGAATGCAGGGTGAAACCATTCCCGACATTCATCGTTTTTACATCGTCTTCGCGCTGGTTTAGCCATCGTCTTCTTCCTCGTACATTGAGCTATTCGGATCGCTCATCAGTTCTGCGCAGCAGTGCTCACACACGTGAACTTCCAGCACATGCAGCTTCTGGCCGCAGTTAGCGCACGTTAAAGCCCGCTCGACGCTTTCTTTCTGGTATTGAAGGGATTGGGATGGGCTAAGCATTATTGGATTCTCTGCATCATGAGAAAGACAATCATGGCGGCGCGGAGGGGATTTTCATGTATAGCTCGCTTAGATTTACAGTAGGCCACACCGCGTGCACCCCACTCGTCTTCATCGAGATTGATAATGCTAATCCTGTATTTTTCAATAATCGGCCATGCGTCTGCTGGGTTTGCGCATGGGTTAAAGGATCCGCGCTCAACTTCTACTTCAACTGCGTCTCCGTTTACAACGTCTCCCTCAAATGAGACAAACACCATATCGCCATTCTCACCTTCTTTGTAATCCGGTGATCCGTTATGAATGGCTTCGAATACCGCCACGTTAATTTCAAAATCACTTAACTGTGAATAATCCATTGTCATTTCCTCGCACGATGTCTTAGCCACCGGATATCCCACAGGTGAGCCGTGTAGTTGAAGGTTTTTACGTCAGATTCTTTTGGGATTGGCTTGCGTTTATTTCTGGAGCGTTTCGTTGGAAGGTATTTGCAGTTTTCACAGATTATGTCGGTGATACTTCGTCGCTGTCTCGCCACACGTCCTCCTTTTCCTGCGGTAGTGGTAACACCCCTGTTGGTGTTCTTTCACACCGGAGACACCATCTATTCCAGTAAGGTTGGTTTGGTCGGAAGCGGTTATCTTCTTTGCATTCACCGCACCGATAACATCGCATCATGCAGCCTCCCTCCCGAAGTCGAAATCAAGCTGCCCTCCAAATATTTCGCATGACTCAGAACAAGAGCCGGTATCGAATCTTTTAGCTCGTACCATGTCCTGATACAGGGCTTGATAATCATTTTCTGAATACATTTTCGCGATACCGTCCAGCGACATTCTTCCTCGGTACATAATCTCCTTTGGCGTTTCCCGATGTCCGTCACGCACATGCGATCCCGTGATGACCTCATTAAAAACACGCTGCAATCCCTCCTCATCTTTGCAGGCAAGTCCGATTTTTTGCGTTGATTTTTTAATGCAGAATATGCAGTTACCGAGATGTTCCGGTATTTGCAAATCGAATGGTTGTTGCTTCCACCATGCGAGGATATCTTCCTTCTCAAAGTCTGACAGTTCAGCAAGATATCTGATTCCAGGCTTTGGCTTTAGCCGCTTCGGTTCATCAGCTCTGATGCCAATCCACGTGGTGTAATTCCCTCGCCCGAAATGGTCATCACAGTATTTGGTGAAGGGAACGAGTTTTAATCTGTCAGTGCAGAACGCGCCGCCGACGTATGGAGTGCCATATTTCTTTACCATATCGATAAATGGCTTCAGAACAGGCAGTCGCGTCTGAATATCCTTTGGTTCCCATACCGTATAACCATTTGGCTGCCCAAGCTCTGGGTTGATATCAACCTGCAATACGGTGAGCGGTATATCCCAGAACTTCACAACTTCCCTGACAAACCGATATGTCATTGGATGTTCACAACCTGTATCCATGAAAACGTAATGCACGTCTTCACCTGCCCGTCGCTTTTGCTCCATTAGCCAGAGCAAATATGCTGACGTCCTGCCACCGGAGAAACTAACGACATTTATCATGCAGCCCTGTCTCCCCATCGCGCTTTCCACTCCAGAGCCAGTCGCGCTTCGTCTGACCACTTAACGCCACGCTCTGTACCGAATGCCTGTATAAGCTCTAATAGCTCCGCAAATTCGCTTACACGCATCCTGCTGGTTGACTGGCCTATTACCACAAAGCCATTCCCGGCAAGGTTAGGAACAACATCCTGCTGCTTTAATGCTGCGGTAAACACACACTTCCAGCTTTCTGCATCCAGCCAGCGACCATGCCATTCAACCTGACGAGAGACGTCACCTAAGCAGGCCCATAGCTTCCTGTTTTGGTCTAAGCTGCGGTTGCGTTCCTGAATGGTTACTACGATTGGTTTGGTTGGGTCTGGAAGAATTTGCTGTACTGCGTGAATAGCGTTTTGCTGATGTGCTGGAGATCGAATTTCAAAGGTTAGTTTTTTCATGACTTCCCTCTCCCCCAAATAAAAAGGCCTGCGATTACCAGCAGGCCTGTTATTAGCTCAGTGATGTAGATGGTCATTTAATACTCCGTCACGTTTTCCTGTCGCCACGCCTCGTCATATTCCGATTTCGGCATATTGGCGATGTAGCTATATGGCGATCCTGATTCAAGTTGCAGGAACTGGTGCGATTGCTCGTCAAGGAACAACGGGACACCACCTTCCCAACCTTCGCCGTTACGTTGTTTTTCAAGCATCAAAACAGATGCCGGAGATGCCAGTAGCTGTTCGTCCTTCTCTGACATCTTTTCACCACTCTGAACTCTCTGTAACGCTCTCTCGCGAGCCTTGTTACGCCAGATGATGAAAAGGTTGTCTGTCAGGTCTGTTATCGCTCCAGAGCCTTTTACGTCCATTTTCCCGGTTGGTTTTTCTTCGCTGTCTCCTTTTCGCGAGTGAGTAACGAGAATGACGTGGGAGTTTGTTTTGTTTTTGAAGTCGCAAATCGAGTCAACAAACGCCTTCTGCCCGTTATAGTCATCGTCGCCTATGCCACATTTCATCAGGCTGTCGATGATGAATAACTGGATCCCGTATCGGCGGCGAGCGTAGTCGAATATTTCGATCAGCCTGTCGGCTTTCGCCGTTCCGGTCAGGCCAAACACCCAAAGTCTTTCGTCATAAAATTTAAATGCAGAGTCAATTTCCAGCACTGGCGGAATCTTGCAGCACGTCGCCTGACGGGTAAGGCGCTTAAGGAGAATACCAGGCTTCAGCTCAAGTGACGCGATGCACGTCTTCACACCCTGACGCATTGCCTCAAGTGCCATATGCCCGACAACCTCCGTTTTTCCGTGACCGTTCACACCATTGACCAGCGTCAACTCTGCCTCACGGAACTGGAATTTATCTGCCAGAGATTCCCACGGTGGATTAAACAGATACTGCTGCTTGCCGTAGAAAGCGTTGATAGTGTCCTGGTAAAACTCTCGCGCGCTGTAGAGTTCTTCAGGATCGAAGTAGGATGCCGTGCCGATGTACTGCCAGATTTCATCCTCGGTAACACCGTTCATCAGGCATTCGTTGATGTCTTTGTACGGCAGAGTAACAAGACGGCAACGATGTTCACCGAGTCGGCTTGCGATTTCCCTTGCGGCTTCACGACCAACATCATCAACGTCCATCGAGATGAATATTTCCTCAAACCTGTCGAGGTTGTGATACTCAAACTCAATCCACTGCTGCTTAGCGCCTTTCCCGCCACCAAACGGCACGGATAACGCCGAGATGCCGTATTGCGCATAGCTCATACAATCAATTTCGCCTTCGCAAAGTACAACCGCCCTCACGCCAGCGTCCAGAGCCTGCCATCCGAACAGACAAGGTTCGCAATCACCTTCTGCCATAATGACTTTCTTCCCGTCCGGGCGCTCAGTGCTGATTCGCTTGACCTGCAACAACTCACCATCGCGTTTGTACGGAAGCACCAGAGCATCCAGTTCTCGTTCTCCATTCCACACCTTGCCGCTGACAACCTCGTAGCGCTTTACGACTTCTGGCGATATGCCACGCGATTGCAGGTACTCAAGATGGGATTCTGTTCTGGTAACGTAGCGGGCGATTTTCTTGCGATCAGGCCTGGAGAATTTCTTCTCACGTCTGGCATCGAAATGGTGATCGTCATCCTTGATACCGAGAAATGCTTTCGCTTCCTGCATAGCCTGATGCAGGTTAATTCCACGACATGCCATCCACAAATCAAGCATGTCACCGCCGTCTCCCTCAGCGAAATCAGCCCATTTTTTCTTGCCGCTAAGGTTGACCTTAAGGCTGTTTCCCTTGTCACCGTTGACGTTACCGGCAACCCACTCATGCCCCTCTTTCTTGCCGTTTGGCAACAGGTGCGGAGCCACCCTGTCAACCTGCGCCCAAAGCAGGTCACTGAGTTCACTTGGCGTCATGATTCCCTCAGATTGAGATTTTTAAACCAGAAATCGACAAACGAAATACTTAACCAGCCGTGGTTATAACCAGCGACCAGTAGCGATTTGATTTTTGATTTCATGGTTCACCTGTCGAAAAACACGTAGCCAGTTTTCGATACGGTGATTGCGGATGATGGTTTGGATTGTGGTTGAATGGTTTCTGGCTTTTCGTCGTTCCAGCGCTGACCGTTCAAGTAGCTCGATGGTAACAACCTGTCGAATCCGAACTGCTTACCATTCCTGCATGCGATGTCTTCTGCCAGCATCGTGGCAAACTCGCTTGCCGTACCCCTGGTAGTTTTACGCCATTCCCTGAACTGTGTTCTGAATGCCGAAGCTGCGTTTTTTTTCCCGGCTTTCCGCATGCCTGCACACCAGAATATTTCCTCGAATGCCTTGTCGGTTTCTTCGTGACGGTCAGGTGATTTTTCACACTCCGTCCGAACACTTTCGGACATAGTGTTTTTATTATTTCTTTTTTCTTTTGTAATAGTTTCTTTTGTGTGTCCCTGTTTTGGTGACAGCGCTGTCACCGTTTTGGTGACACTTTTTGTCACCAATGCAGTGACATTATCACCAGAGTAGTGACACCCTTCGATTTGCCATTCCTCGATGTTCTTGTTAGGCCCGATTTGCTGGCCTTCGCGAAGGATAACCTTCATCGCGATAAGCTCATTCTTGGCCTTGTTTACCTTCTGTCTTGGCAGCCTGGTAATTTGAGCTAACTGACTATCAGAGATGCAATCCATCTTTTTACCGTAGCCGTATGTTTTACGGCATATGGCGTGGGCAACCTTGCTCTGATTTTTCGTTAAATCTGCGCCGATAAGCTCTTCATACAGGGCATTTGCAAGACGGGTATAACCATCTTCAACTTCTGCCACACGACGCTCCACAGGCCGTTGTGAAGGCCTTAAATGTGTTACGGTTGCAAGATTACTCATGACCTTTCTCCTTCTGCATCAGCTTCACTTTTTCCAACTCAGCCCGG